TGCTTGATGTGACTTCCAACAACAGCGTTGAACCTGGGTGATCTTGGCTGGATCAACCGAGGTGCGGGGTCAGGTTTTACAGTGACGTTAACCTTCTCCGCCTTAACGAACGCACGCAGGATGCTGTCACCCTTATGCAGGGGGACCGCCCTCAGTCCATCGACGGCTCTCTGGTATATGTCTTTCCTGCGGCCGCTATAGTTCAAAGGAAATTCCTCCAAAGGTTTAGCGGCGGTCTTGGGCAGACGGTTGGTCAGAGCAACCGAAAATTGACGCAGCTCCCTGCGCACGTTGATGCTTGGCTTTGGTGTCTCCACGAATACTCCGTTCATCGAAACGAAATAGACGCGCTCGTGGAGAGCTCGCTTCGCATTGGCAAAACTGTTGTTGTGGACGACGTAGTTGAGACTTCCTGGGAGGCCGTCGTACCGGTAATACCTCCTGTCTCGGCGCTGCCCGGCGCGAACATACTCGACTCCAACCACTTCGGGACTGACGATGCACGTCTCGAAGCCGAGCAGTTCCGCCGGGCCCCCCTACGCCTCAGGGAGCGCCGCGAGTTTAACGCGGTCGCCCACCTCAAGGTCGCTGAGGACCTGCGCTTGCAGGATTTCTTCGGCAGTGGGAATGAAGTACGCGGTGGTAACCCGCGATACATGCATCCAGAGGTCCGTCTGCCGGATGTCTGGGTAGGCCAGCTTGATCTTGGACCTCAGAAAAGAGGCCACTGTGGCGCGCTGCGCCACGTTGATCCGGCATATGGGAAACTCCAACTTGGCGGCATATAGCCACTCACGCTGGAAAGACGTGAGGGAGCGCTGCGATGACGCGCTGCTCGACCTCACTATTTCCCGGGAGCGAAGGAGCTCCTCGACCCGCCTCATCCGTTCCTCGACAGCAAGCACAGTGCGCATGTGGCCTTCCACAATTGCACGGCCTTCGGCAGTTTCTGCGATCCCTTCCGAGGCAGCAGCAAGGGCCGCCACCTCGGGTGAAAAGTCGCCGAAGTGCATGTCTACAGGATTCCTCGTTTCTTGGCCTCCCGTGGGTTTGCCAGCGATTGAGACCCCGTCCATGGTCTCACTCATCCAAGCCTTAGTGGCTCCAGTGATGAACTCGTCTGCCCAACGGCTCCTGTTGTAGGTAACGCGTCTCAGGGTCATGATGCTGAGAAGGAGAGCGCAAGCGGTTGTAGCCGCCATGCCCTCCACCCTGCCCATGTAACCCATCTTCGCGCGACCAGTGGCCGCCTGCATCAGAAGGGGCACAATGGTGCCCCAACCGATCCGGGAAGCCAACAGGGCTAACAGCGTCTTCACAATAATCGCCTGCCAAGGGACGACCGTGGGGGGGACGAGTCCCCACAGGTCGCCCCTGGAGTACACTGGGCCAGCACGGCGGTAATGCCGCAGCCAAGCTGCACGAAGGAAATCAGGG